GATGTATATTGGCAAGCTGTATTGGGTGTTTACGGAACTGTACGTCCTGGCGTAAGTCAGATATGGTTACAGAATCCATATATGGATACAGACATTGTTGGTACTATTGCTTTTAATCCTACCGATGATAGATTATTAATATATGATATCGACCCAGACACATTACCTCAGAATACATTAAACGCAGTTGATAGTGTAATAAATCCTCAGAATAAAGGTCCAAAAGATGTTGCAGGTGACGTTGAACACGGACTACCTGCACCTGAAGTTGGTCAACGATATTTACTTGTAGAAGGAATTGGTTCTGATACTGTGCTTTGGAATGGTGTAAATGCAAATGCTAACGATATCATCGAATGTGTAAGTGTTGATGGTACTGGCGTGGGAACATGGGAAGTTGTGTTCAATAGCCAAGATTCGTTAAATGTCGAATTTGTCACTAACTTGACCAGTAGTGTTCAATATCGTTGGGCTGAAGGTGTATGGATGAAATCATACGAAGGTTGGTATGCAGAAGGTGATTATTCTATCGTCATCTAATCTATTGATAAATTAAAGTATGAACAAAATAGAGAGTACTTCTGCTGGGGTGTTCTTCTATGCCCAAGATACAAATAGATTTTTATTTCTTTTACGCAGTGACGAAAAGATTCCGGGCAATTGGGGAATCCCCGGCGGTAAAATAGAAAAAGACGAAACACTACTCGAAGGTGTTGAACGTGAATGTTTAGAGGAAATTGGATTTTTTCCATCAAAAGCTAAACTTGTTCCAATTCAAAAGTTTGTAAATAATTCATTTACCTATCATACATTCTTTTGTGTATTACCTGAAGAATTTATACCCACATTAAATGACGAGCATTGCGGATATGCTTGGGTAGTTTCTGGTAAATACCCTAAACCATTACATCCTGGATTATTCAATACAATTAATTTTGATGTAGTGTTAGAAAAGATTGAACGTTTAATTAAACAAGACTAAACCAAATGATTTCACATTCATTTGGATTCTCTACAGTAATCCGAAACGCATCTTCATACATAATTGCGTCCCCCTCAACACAATCATAACCGTTTACTTTTGCTGTACCATATACAACATATACGTAATGCTTGATTAACGGATCAATCTCTTGTGTATAATTTTCTGTAAATATCCCTGCACGAACTACAGCATCACTCTGAATAACAATATTATTTTCACCATTTAATTGGCTAGCGATTGTACAGAAATTATTGAGTTTTCTTTCACGTGTAAAGATTTTATAATCATACTTAGGTGGGATACCCATTTTGTTAGGACGTAACCACAACTGTAAGTATCTGATAGGATGGTCGCTGTTATTACCTTCAATATGCCATATACCTGTTCCAGCACTCATATGCTGTACACCACCTGATGGTATTTCTATTATGTTGCGTTGATTATCATTGTGATAGCAGGGGCCTTCTATAACATATCCTAAGATTTCCATATCCATGTGTTGATGTATAGGAACAAAACTATGTGGACCAACTCTATCATCATTAATTACTTCTAATATAGAATAGTTGATGTAGTCTGGATCCCAATATGTATTGTTACTGAAACTACGATGTGTTTGAATCCAATGATTTCCCATTGATTTGCGAGTTGTGTGAGGTCTGAATGTAATCATGTGTTTATTTAATGGAAAAGCGGCTTGCGCCGCTTTTTCTTTTGATTAGGTGTTGACCTAAATCAAATTAGCACCAGTATTCTAAGTCAATAGTTGTCAAACCTGTTGCTTCATCTGGTGTATCTGTCTTGCCATCTAATGATGCAATGTACTTCGCACCCATGTTTTCGTCTGTACCGTTGTCAGTAAAGTCTAAAACGAAGTGGTTAGTTACTGATGATGCCCATGTATCAGAACCTGAAGCCTTGTCAACTAAAACACTCATTTGATTACGTGTTAAATCAGCTTCGGCTGCTTCTGTTAATGTACAAACACCAACTGGATATACTGTACCGTTAGTAGCTAATCCTGTACCACTTGCTGTTGCTGTAAAGATTTTACCTGTAGCAGCATCAGGACCAGCTCCAAGTGCTTCCCAATCTGTGTTGCTTACATCATTGATGTAATAAACGCCGCCAGCGGCAATGAATTCATCATTGATAGTCTGTCTACGTGCTGCCAAGAACTTCTTCTTACCTTTTTGTCTGATGATAAAACCATCGTCAGGATTTGAAGCTGTCCAAGCACTGCTAGATACAGTAGCAGTAGCTGCCGCATCTAATGTGATTGTGTGACCTTGGGTTGCAGTTACATCGTCAGAATCATCTGTCAATTGAATTGTTGCGCCACCTGGAGTCAAGCTAACACTGAATGATGTTCCTGATGGAGTAGATTTTACATAGTAAACTACACCTGCAGTTAAGCCTGCAAAGTCTAAGTCAAAAGTGACTGGACCATTAACTACTAAAGCAGTTGCGGCTGTCGCACCTTTAGTAGTAATCAAATCAGTAGAAGCTGCGGCTGAATCGCATGTTACTGATGCCGGTGTGTTAATTGTGTTAACTGTACCGATAGCGTCATCTAGACCAGCGGCATAGATTGATGCACCAGTTGATACGGTTTCACTACCATCGAATACACTGCTTGTTGACCAAATTACAGTAATACCTGCTGTACTATTGATTGTACCGTTTTGTGATTCTTCAACGGCTACGTATGGTGAGACAGCGTAATCATTTTCTACTCCGCCGAATACACCTGGATAATTTGTGCTGAATCCATTGTCTGTTGTACCATCGTTTGGATAACCTTCATCTATCCAAAATGTTCCATTATATTTTGTCGTTTTTAAAGGACGTCCCATTTGTTTTCTCCTTGTTAATTGTGGGTTCTAGCCACTACGCGGCGGGGACCGCATAAACTCCCAGAATTAGAAGTGTATTATATATTTATCAGAGTTGGGTCATATTGATGGAGTACGTATTTGCACCATCGGTGGCAAACAATCCATCTACGTTTGCAAACATAGACCATGAACTTAGTGCTACTCTATTTGCAGTAACTACGTTGGCTGTAAGATTACCTGTGATTGAAACGTTGCCACCGTATGTCAATGGACCAGTTCCACTACGACCTAATTTAGTTGTGTCGCCGGTACCAAAAATCATATATGCGTTGGCTGCATTAGCAACACCCTTCAATTGAATAGTGTCAGAAATATTAACATCACCGATGAATGCATCGTCACCGACTTTAAAATTATTACCACTACCATTAGATATAGCAGTAATGTTATTCGCCGTAATGTTTCCTGTAGCAACGATTGTTGTGCTTGCAGTAATACTTGTAAACGCACCTGTATTAGGACTTGTTGCGCCAACGGGACCAATATGTGATCCTTGTGTAGTGGCAAAAACTTTACCAGTGTTTACTATAATGTTTCCAGTTGCTGTTAAATTACCAGCAACTTGGTCAAATACTAATTTGTTTGATCCAGCAAAGCCACCAGCATCATTGAATTGAACTTGTGTGTCGGAACCACCAGTAGCGGCATTACCTGTTGCAGGAATTCCACCCCAAGCATAACCTGTATTAGCAGTAAACACAGCATACGTAGATGAATTAACTGCACTAGTTCTTGCTTCATCTTCATATAAACTAAAAGTAGTGTCTGATAAACGTTCAATCCAGAATCTTCCGCTACCTGCAGGATCACCATCAGCAAGTAATTGAGTCATACCGCTGTAGCCATATAACACTACACTAGCACCTGTACCGAAATAATGTACATCTTGTGTAGTGACTACTGCTGGGTTAGATTTAGATATATTAGCAATGCCTATTCTAAACAAACCGTTTGTAGTCCAAGATAAATTACCTGCACCGTCTGTTTGCAAGATTGCACCATTGAATGCTTCACCTGTAATTTTGATATTTGCGATATCACCCAAGTCAATACTAGGACGAGTTACAGATGAGGTAGTTACTGCATTTCCACCTAAGTTTGTTACAACAACTGTACCATCAGAAACACCGATGCCTAATAGTTGCCCTGATTCAGGACTTTCCATTAACATAGAAACACTATTTGATCCATTCAAACGTGCAAAGTCGATACTTGACTGGTCAGTTAGAATTTCTGTTTGAGTTGTTCCACCTGGATCAGGTGGATACAAGATAGGATCATTACCAATAAACACTTGTCTAGTGTCGGTACTGAATGAGATTTCGCCGGTGTCTAGTTGCGGCAAATCAACTTGTGCGCCGGTTCTGTGAATAATTTTTGAGATTTGTACGATAGCCATAGTATAATCTTTATGTAGATATACTATTTATCTCGTGTTACACGAACTGGCTATAGAACTGTTCTAGTCGTTTGAACCAAATATTCTCATATTTGTCAAACTCATCACCCTCTAGAATGAATTCTTGGTACACAGCGTTAGGATCACACATAAAGATGACACCTTTGCGGATCTTGGTGTTGTGTACTTCGTTGTGTGCGACGGCGTAGGCTGTGAGTTGAATAAAGTAGTCCTCAATCCATTCTCTTTTCTTGGGCTTATTAGTCTGCTTATGATCCATGATGGCTTCGGCACCTGCATGTATACCACATAAATCTGTAGTGCCAGCATAGACGCTAGGAAAGTAGAGTGGTACTTCCGTGCCCCAGAATTCATTACAATTGACGAGGCCTTGACGAATGATTGAGTCAGCCATTCTATGACTTTGGATTGAGTATGGGTTTGAACCTGATTCACTTAACACTCCTGTTTTGATATAATCTTCTAA